CTTGGAGCAACGTTTAACAGAGCTTCTAACCTTTTCTGACGAGCAGGTGTTTTCTTTGAATTAGGCTGTTCGGTAAGTAAACGTTTTAAGGAGAGTATTTCAGCGTCGCGAGCGGCAGCAGCTTTATTCGCGTTCATTTTCGTATCGTGGGAACTCGGTCTGGCTTACGTTAGAGGAACTAAGCCGTAATCATAGATCATGATACGGCGAATAACATTAAAGGCAACCTCATTAGGCATAACCAGATCGTTGCTACTGAGACATTCAAGAGCCAATTCACATTCTTCAGGAGTCAAGTCATATCGATGGACCATATCAGTGGTGTCATCCGCGATATATTTCTCGACTGTACTATCCGTGTTTTTAGTTCCCGGATCAATTTCACGATTGTAATAGTACTTTTGCATATACCAGCTAAATGCATATAGAACAACATTTTGGTCAGGTGCCATTCTATTTTTGAATTTCTTCTTATACCTCTCAATAAGAGCATTCGTGTTGCCACTTGCAAAACAATCCGTGAGACCAATCAAATAATCAGTGACAATACGGTGACCTAGAGCAGTGCTGACATTTTGGAAAGTCAAGCCAACACTCGCCATGTTTTTAATTTTAAGGGCTTTCGCAAACATTCCTATGGTTGGAACTAAATTTAGGCGTCCATTACTAAAATTCCAATATGATCGCAAAAAGGTCATTTGTTCTAGCTTTTTCTTTATACCTGAGCTAGTAAACGTCAAACCAATTTGTTGCATATTAGTCAACATGAAGCGCTCATAATTTTGTAACAGGCTGTTGATGTCTGATACACGGTAAACTGATTGAACACCTGAAAGCATCAACACAATCATAAGAAACGTGTTACCAAAGGAGGTGTTACCAGCGCCAGAAATGCGAACCTTCCGGCGTATTTTGATTACCTTGTCATCAACATAGAGCATTTTCCAACTATCATGGACCTTATCATAAACACTGGCCATAAAGCTGTGAGAGTAAGAAGCGATTACATCCCGTTCTACTGAGAGCAAATGGGCACTTTGTGAAACATCATAACGTGAAACATCTAGATCAACACCATGCATAAACTTATAGCCACAGAACATTAGAGCTTCATTGTCATCACCAGCAGCGGGTAATATGAGTCTGTATGTAGTATCATCGCATAAGAAACCAAGAACATCTTTAGCAATCCTTTCATTGGTTTTACCAGAAGCATAATTTATGTATACTAAGACAGTATCAGTACCCACAGTAAGTGTATAAATTGGATCTTTATTATTAGGATCAGACAATATGTGCTTAATGTGATCTGTAACATGTTTCAAAGCCGTTACATGCATTTTGTCATCTTCAAGTATAACACGTAAACAACCCTGAATTCCAACGTCCTTGCCCGCCACTATGTCTAATATAGTATCGTAATCGGCATAGTTCTTGGTTACATTTTCGTTGAGCTTCGGGGATATTTTAGCAACACGTGGTTCTACTTTCCCGTCTATATTTTGGTGTTGGAAATTAATAAGTTGGAAAGCATCCATAACAGGCTTATCCACTAATTTCTCCGTTCCAACCCAGGATTTCTCGTAAAGAGCACGTTTACGTCCATCCATTGTAGGAGCATTACGGATTTCATCTAGCAATTCTCCATAGAGCATGGGGCGATTATCTTTCATAAATGCTAGTTCTGAAGATGTTTTTTGAGCAAAATTCACGATATCATTCTTCACTTTGTGTACCATACCTTTAAGATTCTTAGGTATACCCATCTGTATATGGGGAACAGCGCGGACGTTAACCCTTTTTGTATATTCAGGGAAAATACTTTCGAAGATTGCAGCACCAGTAGGTTTTTCACGATCGTAAGTCGTCAGGTAAGCGCTAAGATGAGCTAATACATTTCCTACATATTTACCTTTATTAACACGACGATAAATATCCAGTAGATGTAAGCGGTACACTTCAATTGTAGTTGGGAGTAGCATGCGGTATATGGACTGAAGAAGAATGGAAGGTTTATCATTTTCCATGTGAAGCAAGACAGCACCAGTTGGAACTAAGCACAAATCACGGGACTTAGTTTCAGGTAGTACGACACTAGCTTGTACAGCTTTCACAGCATCATATACGGAATCCATTAATTGGAATGGATTTTCCACATAAAAACCAATGAAAAATTCCATATCATTGCGGTTATTTCCGACCATTTTAGCAATATCAAAATATATGTCAGTGATAACAGCGGGAGCAGAATAGTACGCCTTAAATTGTGGTGATGGTGCTGGCGTATCATCCAAGGGCTCAATCAAAATATTCTTGTCGATATGATATGGTTTTATTTCATAGGCACTGTGTGGTCTAACTGTGGGTTTCTCTCCACCATGAGGCATAAAGAAATCCTTAGTTATTTCAACTGCAACACGTGATACAGTTGCGTTGAGTTCCGTAGCGAGACCATTGAGCTTGATCTGTGAAGTTTCGAAGACAGTGTCTAACATTGCAGCAGTGTCAATTTGAAGCTCATCACTGCTTTCAGGTTTGGTGTGTTTAGCATCACGACTAGGGACTGTTTGGTTTTTCCTCTTAGAGCGAGTTGGTAAAGGTGCATATCCAATCTCTTCGGGCTCATCTTGTTCATCATCTTCGTCGTCAGCATCGAAAGGCAAGGTCTGGGGAGTCGGGATCACGTACTCGTTAAGAATGTCAAGATCTTCAACTTGGTACATATATAATACAAAGACAGTTCTAAAGACAGTACTTACAATTGTGCTGAAATCACGGATAATACGTTTCCATTGTGGGAAATATTTGGCACATTTTTCCATCACAACTTGGTAAAAGCAGTGACCATCAGCATTTTTATAGATGACAGCAAGACCATGGACGAAAGCAACCAATAAAAGAATAGGGATGAGAATAGCAAGAGAAAATGGTACAGCAGTTCCTAGTACAGAACAAAGGTTAACTAGAAAATGGATAAACGCGTTTATGCTAATTACTAAAGGAATTATTTCACTGTTATCTTTACATTTATGGATAAGATACTCCATAAACAGGGTCAGAGCCATTCGGACAGGGATTGTTGCTGGATTGAGTAATGCACCAAGAATGATCTCAACAATCCAGAAGATAGCAACATTGACAAAATGAGC